CCGGGTGAGCATATCAAATTAGTTGCTGATTTTGGTACTGGCAATGCAAAGGAAAACGGAATGTATAACGTGGTCTCGAAGTGCTCTTACGGAAATAGTCTAGATGCGGTAAAAATTTCCGAATACTGGGATAATTATGAGGCCAAGTTGCGGTCGGAGCCTTCTAATACGGATAAAGATATTGAATTTCAGAAGAAGAATTTCTATTTGCTTGACGCACAGAGGATGTTTGTTCCTGACAGTTATGATTTTGTTATAGAGACCCTTGGAATTTACGAAAACAAGGAGTTAATGAAAAAAGCATGTACTGTTTTGGCGCACAAATTGATCGAATTTATGAACGGAATTGAATCTGATACGGTTCCTATTCATCCGAGTGAAACTACAATGGAGTATTGCTATGATGTAGTATTAGAAAATGAGGATTATACTCTGGGAAAGGTCTTGGAATATTTGTTGTACGAGAAGTATTATTTGGGTGACAAAACCCTCTCGTTTTGTGGTTTTAAGAAGTTTCATCCTCACAATACGGATAGTATAATTCGAATTGCGTTCACCAAGGGTGGCGATAAGCATTTGGTTCAGCAATATTTGCGCACTGCGGCGAACGAATCAGCCAAGGTATTTTCTAAAATTCACAAGTTGTTTTAGTTGGTTTTCCCCCATCTTATTTTTGATATATTTATTAGTTCTTCTGGCGTAACTCCAATTGCTTGATTTTTTTGTAGTTTTTTCTTATGCCATTTAACAAATACTTCTAAAAATATTTTTTGCGTAGGGAAAACAGATAATACGTCCTTTTTTACTTTTTTCCACAAAGATACAACACGTTTTGAATCTCGAAATTGCTGAAAAGTTCGTATCAAACCTATTGCCTCATCGCGCGTTTCTTCAATGTCCTCTAAATAAATTGCTTCATAAAATTCGTTTACCTCTTCTTTCATCCACTCATATTGAATTAATTTGTTGCCGTTTACGGCCTGTGTTTTTTTTTCTGCCGTCATTGTTCTATAATTTTTAATTGAGACCCAATTTGGTATCGGAATTTGCATAATATATATTATTTATCGATAATAATAATTCATAGCATAAAACGAAAAAATTAATATTTATTTTACAAAAACAGAATAAAACCATTTTTTTATTTTTTGGTATGAATCTAGAAACAAAATCTAATTATTTGATGTATAGCGCCTCAATATTGTATTTTATTTGTTATGTTCCCGAATTGTATGCAAATTACAAAAATAAGAATGTCAATATTTATAATGTTCCCGAAAAAGTCATTATGTTATTGGCGACTATACTAGCGTTCTCTTATGCGGTGATAAATGAGAACCCCGAATTGATTACAAACTATGGACCCTTGGTAGTATTAGATATTGTAGCATTGGCTATGAGGTTGTATTATACTTATAAAAACCATTATCTTTTATTGGAGAACGCGCCCGTACAGGAAACTAATAAAATACCATGACTTTACACCACTTATTAAACCTTTTAACATTTCAAACGCTCATTTATAAATTTGGATAAATCTCCCAAAATATATGCCAAGTCCATTCTAAAAATCTACCAGACTTATCATTTGTCATATCAGTCGTAATTATCCAATTATATAAATTTTTATAAAATTCTAAAGGCAATTTTTTTATCAAAGATTTATGAACTAAAAATTGTGCTGAACCTCTATAATTTTGTGTCCAATCTTGTTTTGGTAAAGTATTCATTGGAATATATTTTTCAATATAGTTATTATACCAAATTAAAATGTCGTTATACCAACGATTAGAAACAATACTTCCTAAAATAGATCTTTCGTTTATATTATAGTATAACTTATTACTTATAACTGCTTCATCAAAGAGATTTATTATACTACCCGAATGATGCCAAGCATATTCATCGTCGTGTATAAAAAATGTAAAATCAGCTAAATTTTCATAATTGTCTACAATATATTTTAAATATACAGACGCTTCATTACCTTTATTAACTGGAATATTAAATTCACTCTCTGGAGTCTCTTTATCATAAATGTAATATTTTTCAATATTTTTTAATTTATAAACCCAATCAGTATTTTTTTTGTATCTTGACACAACACAATTAATCATTATACTATTATACGGTTATACAATAATAATATATATTGAACGAAAAATAGGCGTTTGAAATATTAAAAGGTGTAAAAAGAAAAGTGAGAAATCAAAAGAATTTTCTGGTTTGCTGTGAAGATAAAAATTGAAAAATAACACACTTGTATTTTTCAATGAAAATAACAAAATGTCTATTGAGCTCTCTGAGATGTCAAATGTATATTTGGACTATTCGCACCTATACAGACATAACCACATGCAAAAATCGACAACGTTGCATATAAGATTTATGAGACAAAACGACGAAAGCATCGATATTCAAATATCAGATCAATCGTCTCTTTATGATTTGCATACAAATATTAAGATTGAGTGTTATAAAGACGTTTACAAAATTAAAAGATCCTCTGCACTGACGAAAGATTTTATTCCTCCTCAATACAAAAATCAGCTCTCTTGCGTGATTCGTGATATTATAGTTGTGGATAAACAAAACCGCTTTTTAGCTATACCGAGCGATCCGAAAATTTCAATCGAAGCTTATATGAGAAAAAACCCAGATTATTTCATTAATAAGCGAGGTAAATATAATATTTATATTATGGATGAGCAATCAGTGCAAAATTACGAAAAATCTAAGCGCAATACAAAAGATGCGAAGATTGTCACGACAATGAAAGAAAATTTGAAAAAATACCTTGCGTGTGTTTACTGAATATATGTGTGTTTACTATGCTTCTTTATATCGATTTTTAACAAACAATAAAAATTGATTTAAACATTTTTTTATATATTAATCCACAGTACTTAAAGAACCATGGAGAAACGTTTGAACAAGAAGATTGAGTCTTATATTACAACATTTAAAGACGAAATTCGGAAGAAGATTAGTAGTCTAGATTTTGAAGACAAGCCAAAAATGAATGATTTGATTGAATACGTATATGAATACGAACGGTTTGCTTTGTTGAAGGACGATTTGAATAAGAGAAAGCGCGTAAAAAATTCAATTCCTTGTTCAAATCGGTGTTCTGCGAAACGAGCAAACGGAGAACAATGTACGAGACGAAGGAAGGATAATTGTGAGTTTTGTGGTACTCATGCAAAAGGGACGCCCAATGGCTTGATGAATTCGAGTGAGGGTACGGTCAACCATTTGCAGAAAACGCAAGTGGTTGCACAAGAGATTGGCGGAATCGTTTATTATATTGATTCCGAGAACAATGTATATAAGACAGAGGACGTTTTAGAAGAGCGACCCAATCCTGAGATGATTGCGAAATGTGTTATTGATAATGGACGGTATACGATTCCTGCATTTGGGTTAGTTTAATTGCGCTTTTTGTATTTGCGCGTCTTTTTCGATTTGGATTTGGATTTTTTTTTTCCTCCTTCTCTTAAAGAGTAAACAACCGGATCCCTTCCACCAGCCATTGAATATGCGAATTGTGCGGATTTACTGTCACTTTCGTAAGGTGTTTCAAATCCTTTTTGCTCAGTTGAATTAAATCTTCTCAACGGTTTTCCTTCCAATAATAATTTTCTATTGAAATAACCTCCTTCTTCATTATAATACAAATCTAATAGATTCAATATACTCATCCCAGCTCCTGATATTATTCTTCCACTGTAATAATGTCTTTCAACTAATCCGTATTCATTTCTGTCACGATAAAATAAAGTTGCTACATTTCCAGTCGGATCAGGTGTCGACTTTGGCTCTAACTCGTACCACGGAAAAATACCCATTTCTGATAAGAGCAAATTTTTCTCTTGACGTTCTTTTTCAAACTGAAGGTTGAATTCTTTTTTATCATCTTCATCCATAAATCTTTGTCCTTCTGTTCTTTGATTATTAATATTCTCGGTACCTGTATCATACATGTACTCCAGATAACCGCTTATTAAAAAATATCTTGTTTTTTTATCATCACCATCACCAACATCTATTGCGTATACAAATCTTGGACTCTTGTGTTCTATTTCTTTATCGGCCTTAGGAACCATAACAGGATGATCTTTCTCTTCAACAAGAGGCTGGTAACCAAAAACTCTACTAAGCGAAGAAAAAATACCTGGTGTTGTTGTTGTACCCCCTTTCTTTTTGTCTCTTGTTCTATTTCTTCTTTTATTTGTCGGTTTTTTAACCATTATACATTATCCCATTATTTTTTTCCCTCTAAACTCAATTCTTTACTTTTCTTTCAATAGTCTCTTTGACAACTTCTTCACGGTTCTCCAAAATAAACGTATTTAATTCTTCCGCTTTTTCTAAATCCCCTTTGTAATATGTTCCCAATATATTAAACAAAACTTTCTTCGTAATGGGTTTCTTTACACTTCGTTTGGTATAACATAATTGTCCGTCTTTTATATCAAATACATCAATTGAATCCTTTCTCATCACATCGATCAATGATTTAGACAACCCCTTTTTATCCATCTTTCTTTTCGCTACTTCCTTTTGCAAAGTTCTCAATTCGTTGTCTATTTTTACCCATTCACGGATTAAAGATAATAATTGTTCTTTGTTGCTCATATATTATTGTCTGCTACATTATTTATGTTTATCGTTTTAATATTATTTAGCAGTAATTTATATAATTAAATATATATTAAGAAGCATGATGCAATTTACTTATAATAACAATAACCAATATAACGCACAAAATATAAGACCGCCTTTTTTTGGCAAAACCGATCGTAAAGCTCTTCAACAAATAACCAGGGCGCAAATTCAGCAGCCCCCGCCAATAAATGAGCAAAGTCCGATTGATCAAGAAGATTCCGAACCACCTAAAATGACATGGGGACCCCCTATTTGGTTATTATTTCACACATTGGCACAAAAGGTGAATCCCGAATTTTTCCCTTTAATAAGAGAAGATTTGTTAAACTTTATCAACAATATTTGTACATATCTACCATGTCCTGTATGCGCAAACCACGCGACCGAATATATGAATAATCTTAATTTTAATACAATAAAAAAGAAAGAAGACTTGATAAAAATGTTGTTTGATTTTCATAACAATGTGAATAAACGGAAAAACTATCCCATAGTTAATATCGACGACGTGATACAAAAATATTCTCTCGCAAATACTGAGAACATTATCAAAAATTTCTTATTTTATTTTGAGAAAAAAACCGGGAATTTTCGCGTAATGTCTAATGATTTGCATAAAAAAAGATTGGTTTCACATTTCCGGACCTGGATGAATAATAATATTCAGTGTTTTGCTCCCTAGTAAAATTTTATTTGTGAATAAAATTTTATATCGTTTTTGTTAACCCGATAATGTACTGCCAACTAATTTACCACTTTGATACACATTACACCTAAACGTTTGTTTTGAAGGGACACTACACATTTCTCCACCTGCTTCTCCAGTGTAAAAGTATTGGAAACTCGATATTTTACTTTCATCAATTAAGTATGCGAGAAGCGTACCTAGCCCACCACCTAAAACTAATGAAACAAATAATTGTAGTATATTATAACAATCACTGGTTATGTTCCAAATAAAATCGAAAATGATCAATAATGGAAAAAAGATTACAGTAATGAGATTGACCAAAACAATTTTCTTTTTAATTATTGGGTATAATAAATAGAAGAAGGTGAATCCCAACACGTTTTGTCCTATTGGCAAAGCAAGGTGGTTTGGTTCGTTGCTAAAAGAGACAAGACTGCATATTTTAGGCGTTTGGTCGGCCCCTTTATCGGTAATATAAACTACAATACCTGTATAAATCAATGCGCTTAAAAAACATGAAGCGATTAAACCGTGTATGTAAACAATACCTCTAAAATCCTGGTTAAATAAAGAATTAAGCACAAAGAAACATACTACGATAAAAGGGGATAATCTTAAAAATAAATATAAAATAGTAAAAATGTTTAAATCAATCATATATGTTATAAACAGAAGAAAATATATTACATAAATACAAAATCAAATATTTCTTGGATTTTTTCTATTGAATGAAACTCCATGTCGTTGGGTAAGTAGTTTTTTTGTACGGAAAAAAACTCTTCAAAATCTTTTTCGTTCTCTTTTGGATACAAAATATGTTTCACCCCAGATTTTGAGGCGCCGGTGATTTTTTCTTTTAAGCAACCAATAGCACTAACGTTTCCCTGTAGATTTATTTCACCAGTTATAGCCACATCATTTCTGATTTTTTTACCATTCAATAAACTAAATATTACCGTTGTAATTGCAGCTCCGGCCGAAGGCCCGTCTTTTAATACCGATGCCTCAGTACAATTTATGTGTAATCCCTTGCATTTGGTTTTTTCGAAAGACTGTATCCAGTTATTTTTCACCATATCATCTGTTAAATGCCACGCTAGGGATTTTGCTACATTCATACTTTCTTTCATTACGTCGCCTTGCATTCCTGTCAGTTTCAAATCTAAAAATACCTCAGACGGATAAAAAAGCGCCTCGATCGGTAATATACCTCCCATTCCTAATGTATTTGCCCAAAGCCCATTAATAACCCCGATTTTAGGTTCCGGATGAACTACAATTTTTTGAATCATTTTGTATTTTTTCAAATACTTTTTCCCTATATGCTCCTCATTTATTTTCATAGGAGTCGAGATTGTCGAATCGCTACATGATCTCAATAACTCAATGTTTATTTCACCATATAAATCAAAAATGATCTCTTTTAATTTTCGCACTCCGGGTTCACAAGTGTAATTTTCAATTAAAAAACGGATCATGACATCGTCAATTTCGACAACATTATCAAATCCCATTTTTTTGTTTATTTCCGGTAATAAATACTTGTTAACAATGACGATTTTGTCTTCTACGTTCAAATTCTCGAATTTAATACGATGAATTCTATCTAGTAATATCTTATCTATTTGTTCGGCGTCATTATATGAAAAGATGAAGAGGGCTTTTGATAAATCGAGGTTTATGCCATTGAAATATTTATCTTGAAATAATTCGTTTTGGGTTTGATCAATCAAATGAATGAGGATTCCAATAATTTCCTTTCCTTCTTCGGTTTTGCTTATTTTATCTAATTCGTCTATATATATTATTGGGTTCATGCATTTTGATTCCATCAATATATCCGCGATTTTTCCCCATGTCGAATTTACGTAGGTATATCCGTGTCCTTCTAACGTTTTTCCGTTTGAAGAACCGCCCATGGCTATGAATGCATAGGGTCTTGATTCTCCCTTTTCGTCTTTTAAACAATTTGCTAACCCATATTTGGCAAGAGAGGTTTTTCCGATTCCTGGTGCTCCCTCAAATCCAAAACTATAACCCGATTGTTCTCCATTTATCCATTGAGCAATTATTTTAAGTATTTGATTTTTTGCATAATCATGACCGTGAATTGATCCGTCTAACGTGTTTTGTATTTTTAAAACCTCTTTTTCTAAACAGCCTATTCTTTTGTTCACCTCTTCCGTTTCGTCGTTTATTTTTACTGTACATATGTCTGTGTCGGAACCCAGTTTGTCAAAAACTGAATATAACTCCTTTTCATTAGCGTTTTTAATAAAGTTATTTATTTCGGCGAGTTTTTCTTCCTGGGTTGATTTCGTTTTTTCTTTTTTTCCAGTATTTATTCCTGTTTCGGATCGATTGATCTGTATTTTATGAATGAATAGAATAAGCTGAGATAGATCTTTTGATTTTATGGTTTGTAATCGTCCCCTGGTTTTTTCTTTACAAAAATTGAGAACATTTGTTTTTACCTCTTTCAGGATTTTGGTAATCTCAAAATTAGTAAAGTTTTTCTTTATTGGTAAATTATTCTGAGTAAGTTTGTTATACGCGGCAACTATTTTTGAGAACATTCCGTTTATCTCTTTCATTAATTTTAAGCTTGGTTCCTCTTTATAAATTCCAAATGGTATTTTTAGCAACCCCTCCAAATATTGCTTGGCCTTCAATCCCATTTCATCGGATTTCGTTTTTACTTCCTTTAATTTTGTCATAGCCTTTTCTTTTATGGTGTCGTGAGCTTTTAACAAATAGATTTGTTGTTCCAACGATATTTTATTAATGTCGTATTTTTGAATCATATCGTTGGTCGTTTTTACGTTTAATTTTATTACTTCTTTGAAAAAGCTTTTTACTTTCCAAGGCAGACTATCGTATATGATAAGCTGCTCTTTGCCGTCTCCATTGTCGACTGACTGAATAGAAATCAAATCGTATAACAAATAACATATATATTGTATTTCGAGATCTGTGTTGTTTATCAATAAATTTACCAATAAATTACGCTGATTATAAATATCCATTTCTAAAAATCGGCGTATCGTTACGTCAAGTTTGGTATTTTTGGCTATTTTCGTTTCGTTCAATACTAGTTCTATTTTTTTATAGATGTCTTCGTCTCCACAAACAAGGAGATCTTTTATGCCTAGCGAATCAACAACTCGTTTATATATTTCCGCTTCTGGTGTACTTAAAGACGGAAGTCGTTCATTTATTATTTCTAATCGTTTATGAAGATACGTATTTTGTAAACAGGAAATCTGAATATCATCAATTATGCCGTTTATGATCAGGGCTTTTTTACACTTCTCGTTTTGCACAATGATTTGGATTCCGTATATTTTTTGAATAAAAGATTTTATTGGTTTTTCATACTCAAAACACTCAAACATGTTAGTATTTTCAATAAAAAGTGTATTCCCAGAGGTTTTGTTACAACATAGTTGATTATTTGGTTTGGTGTTTTTGCTATTTTTCCAATGTATTATTTTATATCCAGTTGCGTGAATATACGTTTTTATCAATTCGTACTTGTCTTGTAGCGTTTTATCATCGATGGGAAACTGAACGAATTCTTGGCCAAATGTTATAAATATCAAATCCTCTATATTTTTTGTGCCAAACCCCGAGATGATAATAGATAGTTTGTCTATTATTTTTTGAAGGTATTCTATATCTTTGTCCTCTTCTACTTTCTGTTTTTGTTCTATTACATTGGTCCTTTCGTATAAATCGTTTAGTATATTTAAAGTGATTGATATTTCACTATTACTAAATATGTCATATTGTTTTTTGTGTAAAATAGATTGTATTGTGTTTCTTATAATTTTTTGTATATACGCGTTTTTTTCTTTTAGAAATTCTAATAGATTGGTTTGTTTCTTTTCAGATAAAATATTTTTTAACAACAAAATATCCGATT